GTATAACACAGAGTGAAAATTCCGAACAGTAACTTTCAAAAAACGAGCAGCCCTCTTGTGTCATACACGCTTTCGCCTGCATCGTTTCCACATCGGATTGCTCTATCCAGTGCCATAATGGTTGCTACAGCACCGTCTATCTTTTCTGTTGATTTTTCCTTGTCCGCCTTGATGTTACCTGCCGGGTCAGTTCGGATGAAAATGTTATCCATATTCCATCTGAGAACCGGATGACCTCCATGTGAGATTCGCTGTTCCAGCACCAACTTCATCAATTCCTTGGTTGGTGGGGACATATCCTTAAATCCCTGTCCGAACGGAACGACCGTAAATCCCATGCCCTCCAGGTTCTGCACCATCTGCACAGCGCCCCAGCGGTCAAAAGCGATCTCCCGGATATTGAACCGTTCTCCGAGCCGTTCGATGAATTTTTCGATGTAGCCGTAATGCACTACATTGCCCTCGGTGGTCTGCAAGTATCCTTTTCGCTCCCATACATCATAGGGAACATGATCTCTTCTGACACGCAGGTCAAGCGTATCTTCCGGCACCCAAAAGTACGGAAGAATAATGTATTTATCATCTTCGTCCTGCGGAGGGAACACCAGCACAAAGGCTGTAATGTCCGTTGTAGACGAAAGGTCAAGACCGCCATAGCAGACACGTCCTTCCAGTTCATCCTCGTCCACAGGAAATGCACAGGCATCCCATTTTTCCATCGGCATCCAACGAACAGCCTGCTTGACCCACTGGTTCAGACGAAGCTGCCGGAAGGAATTCTCCTCGCCGGGATTTTGCTTTGCAGAGTTGCAGGCAGCTTCAACTTTATCAATGCCAACTGTGATATCCAGGCTCGGATTGGCTTTTCTCCACACCTTGGGGTCTGTCCAATCGTCCGAATCATCTGCACCGTAGATCACAGGATAAAAAGTAGGATCGATTTTACGGCCGTCCAGGATGTCCTTTGCTTTCTGGTGGGTTTCATAGCAGATGTTGTTGGTATCTGTTCCGGCTGTCGTAATCAGGAAGTACAGCGGCTGCATTCTTGCATCGCCGGATCCCTTGGTCATGACATCAAAGAGCTTTCGATTGGGCTGTGTGTGCAGTTCATCGAATACCACGCCATGAATATTGAAGCCATGCTTGGAGTAGGCTTCTGCGGAAAGCACCTGGTAGAAGCTGTTGGTCGGTGTATAAATAATGCGTTTCTGTGATGCGAGGATTTTTACTCGCTTGTTCAGAGCCGGACACATCCGCACCATATCAGCGGCCACATCAAACACAATGGTGGCCTGCTGTCGGTCGGCGGCACAGCCATAGACCTCAGCTCGTTCCTCACCGTCACCGCAGCACAGCAGAAGTGCCACAGCCGCCGCAAGCTCCGACTTGCCCTGCTTCTTCGGAATTTCCACATAGGCGGTATTGAACTGCCGGTAACCGTTTGGCTTCAGCGTACCGAACAAGTCACGAATAATCTGCTCCTGCCAGTCGATGAGTTCAAATTTCTTTCCTGCCCAGGTGCCTTTGGTGTGGCACAGGCTTTCGATGAATGCAACGGCAAAGTCGGCGGCATCAATATCATAGTGAGAATCCTTTGCCTTAAACTTAGTCGGTTTATATTTTTTTAGTTTTCGCAATGCCGTCACTCCCTTCAAAATGGCAATAAAAATAGCCGCCACCATCAATGGTGCGACTTCGTATACGAGGAACAGAGCCCTCCGGCTCCGTCCTGACCTTATGCAGGATTTTGTTTAGTTGTTTTCGTTCAGCAGAATGCAAAGGGCGAGGTTCGCTTCTTCGCAGGTGGGTTCGATGTCCCAGCCTCTATCATAGTTGGCGATGATTTCGCCGTCCAGTTTGAGCATCAGCTTGCTGATTTTTCCACCGTTGATGCCGAACTCGCTGCCTTCCTCATAGACCTTAATCCAATAGTGGACTGCCTTGCGGCCACCGTCTTTCTTAGGGATGCCAATAGTTCCTTCTTTCCACATATCCAACACCTCCTTAGTTCAGCTTGAAAAGGTATCCGTGTGCCTTTTCATACTCATCGCTCATGAAAGCCTTGTGCTGGCTGTTGATTTCTATGAGACCTTCCAGGCGGCATCCGGCTTTCTGAAAAAGCCATGCGGTTTCCACTGCGCTGCTCCAGGTGGAGGAAAAGGTGAAATGTTCGATGCCGTTTTCCTTCATGCAGGCTACCAAGCCTTCGACTGCTTCATCGCGGATGGTGTCGTTCAGGTCGATGTATTCGTTGCCACAGTCCTTGGCAGTTTCATAAGCGCTCCAAATGCGCTGCTCTGTGTTGCTTAAGCCATCAAGCTTTGCGGTTGCCTGCTTGTAAATGGCTCTTGCTGCATCCTGCTCAGCCGTGTTAGTTGCTACGGCGTAAGCCTTTTTTGCTTCCTGGATTCCTCTGTAAGCTTCTTCAAAAATGTTCATCATGGTGTGTGCCTCCTTGTTTTCTTTTGGTAGTACATATATCACTCTGAAAGCACATAATAGCAAGCGAATTAAGGTCAATATATGTGCCAAAGATCGGGTGCTATATGAAGGAGAAAACTGTGTATATTACAGCTTCTTCACTCGGTCAACACCATAGATTACATTCAGTCCGGAGCCATTATCCCAGTCCACCAGGAGGCTGCCGGTATCATCCACACCGGTTACCGTTCCCTGGGTGCCAATGGGCGGTGCCTGAGCATCATCCATCTCTACAAGCTCCACCCTCGTTCCAACGGGGTATTGACTGCGTACCTGCTCGACTGTTTCTTTATTCGGAAACCTCATCGTCTGCCACCTCCTTTTTCGCACCGCTCTTGAATGCAGAACTACCTTCCAGGTTCTTCAGCAGGACCTTTCGGTCTGCCTTGTACTCTGCGCCGATAAAGCCAAGCCGCAGGAGAAAGCATCGGAATGCGTATTTTTCATTGATGACGTCCTTTTCGGTAGCATTGATGCGTTTCTGCTCCTTGCTCATCCTGCACAGTGCGGCAATGAAGTCGGTATAGGCTTTCGCAGTATCCGCATCCACGCAGGTATCGAACCAAGAGAAGGAAACCGCATCTTCGCCAATTTCTATCGGAAGTTCTGCAATGCCCAGTGCCTTTTTAATCAGAC